AGCCCTTAAAGAAGAGCGTGGACGTTTGCTAGGCGAATTGTCTACCTTGCAAACCACCATTGAAAAAGAAGCCAGATCTATGGCCGATTCAGAAACTAACCGCTTGGCTGAAATCGAGGCTCGTTTGGGCGCGATCAAAGCTGAGGTTGAAACCTTGGAAAAGTTGCAGAATCTTGCAGCCCAAGCCGCTGGCCACGTTGCCAGCCGTAGCGAGGAAAAAGAAAAGTCAGAAATGGCTAAAGAGTACAGTTTTAAGCGCGCTATCGATATGGCTATCTCTGGCCGTCGCGAAGGTGTTGAAGGTGAATTTTCTGCCTTGGCTTCTAGCGAGTATCAGCGTTCTGGTGTAAGCGTAAGCGCTCACTCTATGAAGATTCCTTCTGAAGTATTTAAGCGTGATATGTCTGCTACTGGCGGAACTTCTGGCTCTGAAGGTGGTGTAAACGTTCAAACTTCTGTTGGTTCAATTATTGATGTATTGTTGCCTAAGACCGTATTGCGCGGTTTGGGTGTTCAGCAGTTGAGCGGATTGGTTGGAAACTTGGATATGCCTACCGCTAGCACTGTACCTTCTGCAGGTTGGAATACTGAAAACGGAACTGCTACTGAAAAGAGCCCCGCGTTCAGCAAAATCACTTTCAGCCCTAAGCGTTTGGCCGCTTACATTCAGGTATCAAACCAGTTGATGTTGCAGTCTAGCAACTCAATCGACGCTTACGTGCGTAACTGGCTCTTGAATGCAATGGCTCAATCTTTGGAAACTGCTGCTATTAAAGGTGGTGGATCTAACGAGCCTACCGGTATTATCGCAAACAGCAACGTAAACGTAACTTTTGCAGGTGGTGCATCTTCTAACAGCACAAACGCTAACGGTATCGCTCCAGTATGGGCCGACGTTGTGAATTTGATGAAGGCTGTAGAAAATGCAAACGGCGAAGGTGTTGCTTACTTGACTAACCCTAAAGTAAAAGCCGCTTTGCAAACTATCCCACGCCAAGCTTCAGGTGTTGAAGGTAACTTCATTTGGCCTGCAGGTGGTGCTGAATTGAACGGTTACAACGTAGCCACATCAACTTTGGTTCCTAGCAACTTGTCTAAAGGTACTAGCTCAACTTTGTCTGCAATGATCTTCGGAGATTTCAGCAAAATGGCTATCGCTTCTTGGGGTGGTATGGAGTTGACAGTTGACCCTTATAGCGGTGCTACTGCTGGCTTGACTAACGTTGTTTTGAATGCTTACTTAGATTGCAACTTGTTGCAGCCTACTGCCTTCGCAGTTTGTAAGGACATCGTAGCCTAATAATCTGCCCGCTTGGGGGCGTAAAAGTTCCAAGTGCCGGGGGTGATCTTGACTGCATCGCCCCTGGGCCAATATGAAAGTGAGATTTACAGCAAACCCAACGGGCCAATTTAATTTAAGTTACAACGTAGGTGAAGAAGTAATAATGGAAACCAAGCAGGCCATGCTCTTAATTGAGGCGGGCGTTGCTGAAGAGATTGCAGTATTGACGCCAGCCAAGCCTAGCAAAAAGGCAAAACCAGTAAACCCTGAAACCGAACTAGACGCAGAATAATGTTTGTTAGCCGTAGATATACCGCCTTCGCAAATGCCGCCACTGATTACCTCAGTTTGGCAGATGCAAAAACCCATTTAAGGGTTACAAGTTCCTCAGATGATACTTACATTTCGGGGCTTATCTCTATGGCAATTGATGCCTGCAGTAATTATTTGGGCTACTCGATTCGCAAAGGGACGGCAAAGTATGGCTTTGACTCATTTACAGGCCAGCCTGCGCTCGTGAATCCCGTGAATGGGCTCAATATACCTTCGGGCAATTATCTGCGATTAAACACGCGCTGTTTGGCTATTAACTCTGTGAGCTATGTGAACGATTCGCAGTCAGTTGTTGCTTTTGATTCTGCCGATTGGTTGGTTTCGCCTGATCCAATGGGCGGTTATTCTCGAAATATCTTTTTTGAAAACACGCCATCCTCAATAACGGACGATACAATTAAGTACATTGTTGAAATTTCTGAGGGCTTTAATCCTGTAGGCACTTCTTCTGTTGACCCCGACACCATCATGCCCGCCACGATTAAGCACGCGGCGCTGTTGTTGGTTGCTCAGTACTACGACAATAGGCAGGCCATCATTGTGGGAACTATTCAAAGCACGATGGACTTCGGTTTTCATTACCTACTCGATCCGTACAAAATCCAAATCATGATCTGATGAATGCGGGGTTAATGGACGTTTTGGTGAGCCTACAAAGTTACACCGAGACCATAGATACAAACACAGGCGAGAAGCTGCAAACGTGGACGGAATATGCAACCGCCTGGGCGCAGCGTGTTGAGCAGGAAAGTGGCGCCGAGAATGTAAACGCAGATAGGCGCGAACACAAGCAAATTGTGATGTATACCATCCGTTTTAATTCGGCCGTAGGCGTTAAGCACAGGGTGGTTGATGACAACGGAGCGCACAACATTGTTAACATAGCAAACCTGCAGCGGAATCTATATTTGAAACTACAAACCGAATTAACGCAATAATGGAAAAAATCGACGGACTCGCTGAAACCTTGGAAGCCCTAAAGGCTATGGGGGTCAGTGTGAAAAGTCGTAAACTCCAGCAAGTTTTAAAGAAAAGCGCAAGCCCAATTATAGCAACGGCCAAATCTTTGGTGCCAGTGGATACAGGCGATTTGCGGGACTCAATCGGTTTTATTAATAGCAAGGATAATCAGAACTATGATAAGGCTTTGATTGGCTTGCGCAAGGAGTACCACAACAACTACCTGGGCGTGATGTATGAATACGGCGTGCCAACAAGTCGTATCCAAGCAACTACAGGCCGCTATACAGGATCTATTGCCCCGGTGCGTTTTATGCAAAGGGCCGTTGATTCAAACGCCACAAGCGTAGAGGAAAGTATAATGAAAGGCGTTGATCAAATCATTGCCGATTTAGCAAAGAAAAATAATCTAATATATAAATAACTATGCCTACCAATGGACCAGTAAACGGCACGCTTATAAGCATCTATAAAGATGTGAGCGGCACCTTGACCAAAATTGCAAACGCAACTTCTCACTCGATGGATATCTCAAAAGATATGATCGACGTTACTAACAAAGACAGCGCAGGCGCTAAAGAGTTTATAGCTGGAGAGTACGGCTACACTCTTAACGTCGAGGGCATTTTTGAAGGCGATTCATCTGTAAGCACAAGCGGATTGTCTTACAAAGATTTGTTAACTGATTTGCTCGCGGGCACTCAATTAACTGTTGTAATGACTACCAATGTAACTGGAGATGAGAAATTCACAGGCGGCGCTTTCTTTAGCAGCTTGAGTTTGAGCGCACCTAACAATGACAAAGCAACCTTCACAGGAACTTTGCAAGGTACAGGCGCTTTGACTATTGGCACCGTTTCATAATTTATTTGTTATCTTTGTGGCATGAGCCACATTACAATCGGGGGTGTTCAGCACCCCCTTTTATTTAACATGAACAGCCTGCGCAACGTAATGCAGTTGGCTGGGATGGAAAATTTCGCAGATCTAAACCTGCAAAAAGACCTTGCCAAATCTATGGACTTTGCACTAAGTTGCGCGTTCTATGGGATTCTGGAAGGCTACGAAGCCGACGGCAAAAAAACGCCATACCCCACCATTCAAAAGTTGGGCGCATCGGTTAAAAGATTTACAGAGTTGAGCCCTGCGCTGGATGGATTCACGCAGGCGGTTACAGACTTTTTCAGCACCGACGAGCCAGAGGGAAAGTAAAAGCCAAGGGCGACGGCGCACCGCTAACTTGGCGCAAGATTGAGCGCATCAGTTACGGCGAATTAAATCTAACTGAGCGAGAGTTTTGGAAATGCTCGCCACGTTTTTGGCGTTTAAAATTGGAGGGCATGCGTGAGGCGCAGCAACAGCAGTACAGAAACCAATGGGAAATAACTCGCTGGGCAGTTGCTACAGGCATGGCGCCACACTTAAAGAAACCAATTGAGCCGAAAAGGCTGTTAACATTTCCGTGGGAGGAACCTGAGTTTTTGTCTATTCACGAAGCGCTTAAACTATATTCGCATGTCTTTGATAAATTAACCCCAGACGCCAAGGCATGAGCGCACCTATAAAAATAGTCTACAACATTTTAAGCAACAACTCAGCCCTCACGGCGTTGGTTTCTACGCGCTTAAATCCCATACGGATTCCGCAAGAGTCTGCATTTCCTGCAATCGCTTATAATTTAGTTAGCATTATTGCAAGCCCTACCAACACAAGCCACTCACGCACAGACTTTGCTCGGGTGCAAATCAGTAGCTTTGGTACCACATTTGCAAGCGCTACGGCCGTCGCTTCTGCGGTGCGCACTGCATTGGAAGCGGTAACATTGCCCGGCACTTTCAACTCTGTAAAATGCCAAACTATCGAATTTGATGGCGAGGTGCAATTGGCAGAGGATGAGGCAGGATTTGCTGGGATTTACCACGTTGCTCAGGACTTTATAATTAACTATACAAGATAATGGCAAGGTCGTTAAATATAGTAATTGGCGCAAACATTGAAAAGCTCAGACAGGGCTTTAATGATGCGATATCAGTAATTAAAAAGGCGGGCGGTGAAATGTCTGCCGATGTTGCTAAGAGTGCAAAGAGCATTGAGGAAAAGCTAGCAAGCATAGCAACCCGTAACCCAACAATGGGAACTGTTAGGCAGTTGACCCAGTTGGCGATGGAAGCGCGGGCATTGGGTCCAGAGTTTGCGGCTTCCGCAGATCAGTTTATTCGTGAAGCGGGTAGGATTAAAGATAGCATAGGCGATGCCAGGGGCGAGGTTGCATATTTCGCAAGCGATACCCGACGCCTCGATGCGGTGCTCGGTGGAGTACAGGCAGTTGCTGGGGCTTTTGGAGCAGTGCAAGGCGCGGCTGCTTTGCTAGGTGGCGAAAATAAAGAACTGCAGCAAACACTCGTAAAACTACAGGGCGCCATGGCCTTGGTAAATGGGGTTACTGCAATTCAAAACGCATTGCAAGCGGAGAGCACTGTAATGGTGGGATTGCAAACCGCAGCTACTCGAGTTCAAGCCTATGTAATGGGGCAGGCAACAGTTGCCGCTCGCGTTTATACTGCGGCATTGTTGGCCACTGGAGCGGGTGCAATTATTGCAGGCTTGGCTTTGGTTTATTCCGCTTTGCAAGACAATGCAGACGCGGCAGATGAAGCGGAGGCGGCGCAAAAGAAATACACCGACGCATTAGAGGCGAGTAATTCAAGAGCGATAAAATTTGTAGAGGGCCGTTTAAAACAGCAAGAAGAAATTGCAAAAAGAAAAGCGCAACTTGCAGGCAAAACTGAGGCGGACATTTTAAAAATTGAGCAAGAATTTCTAACAAAAAGAATAGCGGCTTACAAATCTATGCAGCAGGATGTTGGCATAGATTCACAGTTATATTTTGATTTAGGAGAAAAACTGCAAGCGGCACAAGATGAGCAAACTTTAAAAGGTTTAGATATTAAAATTGCCGCTAGTAAGGCAGCGGTTAAGGCTCGCAAATCTGATTTAAAAGATGAAGTAACTGCTGAGGAATTGGCGGCCGTGCGGATTGCATATTTGCGTGAGAATGCCATACCCCAAAAAATCCAAAACAACGAGCGCCAAGGAATCAAAACAATTGATCCCGCGCCTATCGATATTAAGGCACCGCAAAAACTTGAGCATACATTTACGCAAATCGATTATGCAATGCAAAACCAAATCGCAAAGCAGGAAGAGTATGAGGCGAGTTTTGCGAAATCAATGGAGGGCGTCAACCAGGCATTTAATAGTTTGACCGCCCAGGGCCTCGAAGATTTCGGGGTATTGTTGGGCGATATTATGACGGGCCAAATTGGAAGCTTTGAAACCTTTGGGCAAAAGTTATTAAAGGCGGTTGCGGGTTTTATGAAATCCTTTGGGCAAGCATTGATTGCCACGGCCACAGCGTCAAAGGCTTTTAAGGAGTTATTGATTTCAAACCCTGTGCTCGCAGCTGCTGCGGGTGTTGCCTTGGTTGCGGGTTCTGCGGTGATCACTAACATGCTAAACAAAGGCCCAGAGATGACAGCCTTCGCTGAGGGAGGTATTGTCAGCGGTCCGACATTGGGGTTGGTGGGAGAATATCCCGGGGCAAGTAGTAACCCTGAAGTGATTGCGCCATTGGATAAATTGAAGGGGATGCTAAACACAAACGAGCAAAGCGGCTACGTTGCAAGCACCACAATACAGGGGCGCGATTTGGCGATAGTATTGGAACGATATAACAAAGACAGAAATAGGGGATAATGGCACGCATTTACTACGGCTCATTCAAGAGCATTCAAGATATTGATTACAGGGTTGAGTTGTGGGATGCGCCAAGCGGTAGCATTACTTCAGGCACCGAGTTGAAACTTGCGGGCGAGGGCTTTGTAATTGATCGCGAAGGCGAAGGCACTGCAACCTATGAAGAATTTTTAAGGCCATCACGATGCTCAACGGAGTGGGTGATGCCAAACAATACTGTACTGGCTGACTTTATTTCGATAAGCACAGAGGCTGAAAACAATTGGGCCATGATTGTTTATCGTGAAGATGTGCCTATTTGGATTGGTAGAGTTATTGCCGATCAGATGACTCGCTTGCGTGAGGCCATCCAGGCAAAGCCACGCATTAAACTTGCGGCCGTTGATGGCTTGGAATTGTTAAAAGGATTTCGTGTTAGTGATTTGTGGTTTACGGACGGCATAATTACAGGGTCGCAACTTTTCCGCAAGTGCCTGGAACAAATTGAACTGAGCCAGTATTGGGTAGTTTTGGGAATACAAACGAATTACTTTTATGACGCCTCTTTGATGTATGCCAGTGCGGCCGCATTAAAAGGGATTCACTTGCTGAGTTTCAACCTTAACGCGTTTGTCAAAAACTTTGACCCCATGAAAGACGTGCGGGCCATCGATGTAGACGCGGGATATTATGCCGACAGCAACATGCTGACCTGCACCGAGGCAATGGAGCAGATTTGCGCAGCCTTGCAAGTTAGGTTTATACATGAAATGGCAGGTTATTGGATGGTGCCAG